CCTGACAGAAGAGACGCCGCCCGAGCCGCCCGAGGAGACGCCCCACAAGGGGCAGCCGTCGGTTAAGGCGGCGTGGACGCCGACTGTGCTGAAGTACAGAATGCATGGGCATACCTACGGGAAGATCGCCGAGATCATGCAGGAGCGTCACAATGTCGACCGGGCGGTGTCGACCTTCGGGGCATGGGTGCGTGAGGCGCTCAAGGAGGCGAAGAAGCGCCGCTCCGAGATTGCGGATACGATGGTTGACCTCCAGGTGCGCAGGCTCGACGAGTGCCTGACGAGTTTGCACAAGACACGCGAGGCGCTGGAAGGCCATATTGACGATTCGCGCGAGGAGGGGCGGATTCCCCATGACGACGTCACCAAGGAGCACCGGCAGACGATTGCCGAGATCCGAAAGACCATCGAGTCGATGACCGACCTGCTCGGAATCGATGCGCCTGACAAACTCGATGTCACGAGTGGCGGCGGGAGGATTGAGTTTGTCTTTCCCAACGAAAACAGGCGGCGCGACAGCGGTGATCAGGAGCCGGATGATTCGTGAGTTCTTCAGCCAAAACCTTCCGTCCACATCCTGACTCTCCGCAGGAGCGGGCGCTTGCGAGCGACGCGAATACCGTCATTTTCGGTGGAGCCAATGGCGGCGGCAAGACCTTTGCCCTGTGCTATGCGCCCGCCTTGATGCTTCGCGACCCCAACTTCTACGGGGTGATTTTCCGGCGGACCTACCCGGAAATTGAGCATTCGATTGAAAAGCAAACCAAGAAGATTTACCCGCATCTCGGCGGCAAGTACAACCACCAGAAGCACCTGTGGAAGTTCCCGAGCGGCGCCGAGATCAAGTTGTCGCACTTACAAAGGTCAGGAGACGAAGACGACTGGGACTCCGCCGAGCTGTCGTTCATCGGGTTTGACCAGCTTGAAAAGTTCGAGAAACGCCAGTTCTTCTTTCTGGCAAGCCGCCTGCGCAACCCTGAATGCGCGTGGGAACCGTTCATGTTTGCGACATGCAACCCGGCGCCACAGGGGCACTGGCTGCACAGATTCGTGAGCCCGTGGCTCGACGACGATGACACCTATCCAGTCGACGAACTGGACGGGGAGCGAAGGTGGTACTTTTCGTCGCGGGACGGGTGGAGGTGGGCGGACCGTGATGATCGGGAGATAGCCGAGGTGGGAGATGAAGAAGTCGAGGTCGGACCGAAGTCGGTTGAGTTCCACTCGGCGACGGTGATGGATAACCCGACCTTGCTCGAGGGGGACGCCGGGTATGTGCGAGAGCTGCATTCCCTGTCGGAGCGGGACCGGTTGATGAAGCTCCGGGGCGCGTGGGGGCTCTCCAGTGACGATTCGCCCCTCGGACATCACCAGATTCAAATCAAGGCGAAGGGCGAGGTCCCGGACACCCTGAAATTTGTGCGGTACTGGGACCTTGCCGACACCGAGCCGCATCCCGGCAATAAGGACCCCTGCCACACCGCAGGTGTCAAGGCGGCGGTGATGAAACGCCAGTGGACGATCTGCGGGTACAACCCGGACAGTGATGACGATGAGGGGCAGGGGGAGGCGAATTGCGGCTTCTGGCGGGCGGGGAGTCCCGAGCAGGAAGGCTTCTGGCTGGAGGGTGAGTCCGACGATGACGCTTGCCCTGAGTGCGGTAACAAATCGCTTCAGACCGATACGATGCCGATCATGGTAGTTGGCGGGGCGACGTGGTTTCAGTTGTCCGGCTCCAAGAAGCAAAACCGCATGGTGACGGTGGCAAGGCAAGATGGTCAGTCTGTCGAGATTGGCGTTGAGCAAGAGCCGGGGGCGACCGGCAAAGAGTCGGCGCGGGAGTACAAGCGCAATGTCTTTCCTCAGGGGCATCGTGTTCGTCTCGACAGGCCGACCGGTGACAAGATGACTCGACTGTCAACGGTGGTGCCGCTTGCCGAGACGGGGCGAGTGTGGCTGATAGAAGGCAGATGGAATATTGATTATATCGAAGCGATCGAAAACCTCGACCCGCAGGACGTCATTGACGCGACGACCGGTGCCTACAAGTTGGCGCGAAAGCGCATGCGCCGTGGTGGCGTGGGCGGGTCTCACTTTGGATAAGCAGGAGAAGCATGACGGTATACGTATTCGGAAAAGGGAAGCCCGACGACTACATGGGTGTGGCTGTTGAGTCAGATGCAGGCGAGCCAGCCGCTGCCCTTCTCGGTAGTCTTCCCGATTTTGCGCGTGACGGTGTGGGTGCGATTGACGCGGCTGTTACGTCCGGGGATCACGCTGTAGTGAGCGGCGGGAAAGTGCTGTCCGGTGACATGGACCTCGAGGGTGCACATATCATCTTGTTCAGCGTGCTGGAGGCTATCTACCGGGAGCGTCGACCGGATGGCGTCTGGCAGGTTCACGATGGCGTGGACTTCCCGGTCGCGTGGCTGTCCGGCGGACATCGACGAGAGCACCTGATCGGCGAGGCGATTGGTGGGTTGCAGGTGCTCAATGAGATGACGCCGGCGATCTTCCGCTTCAGCGAGACACACTGGGACCCGGTGGTCGGGCAGGTTGAAACGCTGATGGGGGATCTTGGTGAGGCGAAGCGGGAGATTGACGGTGTCGGTAAGGACGAGATCATCACCGACCTGTCAGAAGACGATATACAGGACGAGTGCGGTGACGACGGACAGGCGCTCCACATGCCGACGCGCATTTCATCTCGCGTGACGTGTACGCCAGACATGCAAGTGTCGATTAACCTGGTGGCCAAAGAATCAATCTTTGGGTGCTGGGAGATGTCGGTCAGCGGGGAAAGCCCCCAGGAGGCAGCGGAGGCATTCAACGAGATGCTCGTGGATACGCTCACTGACTACCGGGGCGAGATTCAGCGTCGGATTGACTGGATTGAGGGGCGCTAGACACCTTTAGGGGCGATTGCTATAAAGGATATCCCTCCGGCTTGCCGTCAGGGCATCACGGCGCTGAGCGGCGTGGCAGGGTCGGAGGGGATTTGATCGCTTGACACCTGCCACACCTGCCGTCATACTTACCGTCGAGCCTACCTGCCACGGCTGCGCTCATCCTGCCGGAGCGTCCAAGATCGATGCCGTACGTGTGACGACACGTGCCTATCAGTGACCAGACTACACAATCCAGTCAGACCGATGCGATGACAACCTATGTCGTCGCAACACCGGACTACGGCGATACCGTCGTGGTGCGGGCGCACTCTGTCGTGCAGGCGGGGGCGATGGCTGCAGATGTGGTTGGTGATCTGGATATTCCTACCGAAACAGTCCAGGAGTGGCTTTCCGAGGGGTGGCCCTCAGAAAAGTACGTCACGCCACTGGACAGTGACACGCCAGCGGCGTACGTGATTGAGGGGGTCGGGCAGTGAGTTTTACGCCGACCATCGGGAAGGGGGATAGCCGGTCGGACCGGAAGCGCCTTCCTGTGCAGCAAGATCGGGAGGTATTGCCTTCTGCCGAAGGGCAAAAGCAGATGGTGGCGACCAACGATTTTGGCGCCGACGATCTGGCCAGTCTGTTTTTCAACTCCCAGCGCAATCCGACCTCTTACGGAGATCCGCAGCTTCTCGCGGCGTATCACTCGGTCCCGATGTTTCACGCAGCGGTACACCGGGTGGCGACGGCGGTTGCTGAGACAGAGATGTGGTTGCAGCGAGACGGGGAGCGGGTGGTAGGCCATCCGGTCGCCGACCTTCTGTCGCAACCCAACCCCGAACAATCGTCCTACGAATACAAGCTCACCAATCAGATTTTCGTCGAGGTGTTGGGGGATTCGTTCACCGCGATTGACGAGCGACAGGACGGGTCCAATCAACTCGTGTTGGTGCCTCCGACCAATGTTAAGCGCAAGAACACGATGCTCGGCGACTCCGACGGCGGGTGGCGCATCGAGCACAATCAAGCGCGGGTCGACGTCCCAGACGACGAAATGATCTGGGTGAAGACGCCGGATATTCGCGACCCGTATGGGCGCGGGACCGGAAAAGGGCGCGTACTTGCCGACGAGATTGAGATTGACGAGTACGCGGCTCGTCACGTCAATCGCGAGTTCGCCAACAACGCGATTCCGTCCTTCATCATGTGGCTGCCGGGGTTTGATGACGGGCAATCCAAGTCACTTGCCCATGATTGGCGGCAGTTACTTCGCGGGCCGGACAACACCGGCAAGGGCGTCTTCAAGTCGATCCCTGCGTCTGATCCCGAGATGGACTTCACGCCCATCTACCAGGAGATCAGTCGCAAACTCGACGACATGGGCGCGGAGGGCGTGCGCCGGTTTACCAGTCAACTCATCCTTCGGTGTTTCGGGGTGCCGCCCGAGATTCTTGGCATCGTCGAAAACTCCAACCGCGCTACCATCGAAGCTGCGGACTTTCTGTTCAGCCGGTGGACGCTCAAGCCGAGGCTTCAACACCTGAAAGACGAGTGGGAGCAGAAGCTCCTGCCGAAGTTCCCGGACACCGATGGCATGACCATCGAGTTCAAGGATCCGGTGCCGGAGAATCGCCAATTTCAGCTTGAGGTTGCAAAGGAATTCCCCGAGTTCTTCACCGGCAACGAGGTTCGCTCATTCGCCGGGCTCGGGCCGCGACCTGACATGGATGTAGTGCGGAGAAAGAATCCAAAACAGGCGATTTATGTGCCTGTCGAGGACATCGACGGGGGGCCGGCCCAGCCTGCGAAGTCACGTCGTGAACAAAAAGGCGGCGCCGACAACATCATCGAACTATCTTTTGTCAAGCAAGACACACCGGACCCGCAGGCGCAGGCAGACGAGATTGTCAGTCGCCTGACGCCGGGGCTCCTCGCAGAGACATGGGGTGACACCTACGACGAAGAGGTCATGCGTCATCTTCGGCTTGGGTTGATTGACCTTGGGGTTGAGCCACCGGAGCAGTTTAAGCAGGAGGGTGCACCGGAGCGGTACGACAATGCCAGCCAGCGCGTACAGGAGCATGTCGACGAGTTCACCGGGGAGCGTGTGGTCGGTATCAATGAGACGACCCGCAAGCAAATTGCCGGGATTGTCGGGGAGGGTCTCGCCGAGGGGAAGGGGGCGCTGGCACTGGTCAGCGAGTTAGACGCTCTTTACCTCGACCAGATCATCCCGGAACGTTCCCTCGTCATTGCGCGTACTGAAATGACGCGGGCAGCGAATTTCGGGACGTGGCAGTCACATGCAGCCAGTGGTGTGGTGCAGAACCGTCAGTGGATTGCGGCGATGGACAGTCGAACGCGCGACACTCACCTGACGCTGCACAACACGACCAAGGGGATCAACGAACCCTTCAAGATTGGCACCGACGAGGCGATGTATCCAGGCGATTTCACAGAGCCGGAAAATTCCATTAACTGCCGGTGCACGACGATCGCAAAAATTGAAATTGAAGGTATGGCTATTTCGCAGAGACAGAAGTTCATCGGCGGGCGCATCAAGGAATTCGAGGAGAGACGCGACCGGTCGACGGATGTATTTGTCGCGGCTGTGCGTGATGGGCTTCGTAGGCAGCGCGCCGAGCAATTGATCCCGGCTATGGAAGATGTGCTTGACGTGGACCTTCAGGGGGCGGCATGAGCGCCAGAGACTACATCAAGGATGTGCCGGGGATCGGTGGCACCGAGGAGAGCGTGTCACCGCTAACGCAGCCCGAGCAAGACGACGTGCGGGGCACACTTGGCGTGGACGCGCCGCCGGAGCCGGACCATACCAAAGACCTGTCGGTCGAGTCAGTCAAACTTCACGGGGATACCGGGGCAAGCACCGAACTCGGTGAGTGTGAGGTCGAGGTCATTTGCTCGACGGTCAACGAAGACCGGGACGGCGACACGATCGACCAGCACGGGATCGACGTTACTCACTACCGTGAGAATCCGATTCAATTCTGGATGCACGGTCACGGAGAGGTAGGTCGCATTCCGATTGGTGTGGCGCGCAATGTGCGCGTTGAAGACGGGAAGCTCCACGCCATTTTGCGCTACCCGTTCAAGACGGATGATTACCGCGAAGGTACACGGGCATGGGAGCACGCCGACTTCTGCGAGTTCGTGCTCGCAATGTTCAAATCCGGGATGCTCAATTGCGTCTCCATCGGATTCATGGCGAAGCCGGAGCACGTCGAGGAGCGCGAGGGTGGCGGGTTTCACTTCAGCCGAATTGAGTTGACTGAGATTTCGCCGGTCCCGATCCCGAGCAATCGGCAGGCAGTGGCGGTACGGCGTGAGTTGTCGGATCGCCACCGAAAGCGATTTGATGCTGTGACGCGGTTCGCAAAAAGGTGGGTGGAGAGGGCGCAAAAACAAGACGACCTGCCCGCGCCGCCGGACTCATTCCGCGAGAATCTTCGCATCGGGCTTGAGTGGCACGAGCAGGGATTCAGCGGGGACGGGCTTGAAGAAACAACCGTCCGCTGGGCGGGGCGCATGGCGCAGGGAGAGGCGCCGAGCGAAGAGCGCGCCGACACGATGCACGCCTGGTGGGCGCGCAACATTTCAATGGACGGACCGCTCCGCGACGATGACGACAATCCGACACCGAAAGCGGTCGCGTGGAAACTGTGGGGCGGCAAAGAGGCGGGTCCGGCCTACGCCCGGCGCCTGATGCGCGCGATGGGGCGGGGTGATGAGATTTCAGACGCACTGAAGTCAGAAGATACCGACGACGACAAGGGGACACCGATGCAGGACGGCCAAAAAGCGGGGCAGGTACTGAATGAAGAAAATCGCATGCTCAATACCCTGATTATCGCGGCGGCGGCACGCCAGCGCGAGAACAACGGCGATGACCCGATGGCGGTCATGGACGCTCTCGACACCGACCGCATGATGGAAGTCCTCGACGAGTTCGACGGGCTGTTTCAGGACGGAATGTACAGCGAGGAAGACGGCGACATGCCCGACGAAGAGATGCGCGAGGCGGTTGACCTCATCATCAAGGGTGTCACGCCGGACGTCGCCGCTGAAATCGAAGGGCTGCTCGACGCCAAGGCGCAGCGACTGGAGATGATTCGGTCGAACTTTTCCGAGACGGAAGACGGGGAGCTGCCTCGGCAGAACGTGCACATGATCGTCAAGGCGCTCAAGCGGGACATCAGGGGATGCGGGCGATTGCTCGATATCATGCACGACTCCTATGACCTCAATGAACTGTCGGAGGAGATGCGGGCGGTGAAGCGACTCTCGACGGCTATCGCCAAAGCGAACGAAGGGGCGTTGACGGCGGACAAGATGGCGACCGAGTTTCAGGATCTTCCGCTGGCAGCGCGAGATCGTGAGTGGAGCAGTGACGCTGCTATCAATCGATGGCGTGAGTTCAGCGACTCCACCGAGTCTCCGAGCGAGCAGTACCGTGAGAATTTCATGTGGTTCGATGACGAGGAGCCCGGCGAATTCGGATCCTACAAGTTGCCCTACGGCGACATCATCGACGGCGAGCATGTCGCCGTGCCTCGCGGGCTCTTCGCGGTGGCGGCAGCGCTTCAGGGCGCGCGCGGCGGAGTCGACCTGCCGGAAGGCGACATCGACGATGTGCGTGAGCACGTCGAACAGTACTACGAGAAGATGCGTGACGAGTTCGACGACGACGCAATTGTAGCACCGTGGCAGACAGAAGACGCCTTGCGGGACTGGGCGCAGAAGATGGCACGTGCGCTCGACTGTGGAGTTTCACCGACGACCAAGTCGAGCGAGGATCTGCATGCGACGCCGGACAACTATCTGCTCGCCTGTCGTGCGCTTGGCAAGACGCCTGGTGCGCTACGGGTCAAAGGGCAGGCGCTCGCAGCGGTCTTGAACGCTGAGATCGAATCACAGGTCGAGGAGGGTCGACCGCGCGCCGACATTGTCGGGGAACTCGCACAGCAGGCGGGGCGAGAACGATCGGCGGTCAATGATATTCTCGCCGCACGTACCAATTGCCCGCCCGGGGATGTGTTGGATGCATTCGCTGAAGTGTTGGGCGTGGACGCTGGTCAGTTTCGCACAGCCGCCGAAGAGGATGGGTGTGCGTTTGGCGAGGATCGTGGAGCAGACGGTCGATACAAGACACAAGAGAGCGCCGGTGACGGCGAGAGCGGCGTAGTCTTCACCCTGACGGGATAGATTGCGCATTGAGCAAGTGAACGGGGTAAGTGGTCAGTTTCTAAAGGGGAACATCATGGCAGCAAAGCAAATGACAGAAGAAGAATTCGACGCTCTCGTCGACGAGAAGGTCGGCGAGAAAATGCAATCCAAACTCGACGACATGGTCGAGTCCGGGGAAGCGCCCACGTGGATGCGCGGGATGACGACTCTGGGCAAAAGCCTGATGGCGCAATCGCGGGCGATGACACACGCCATCGAGCAATCGGCGGGTCTGTCAATCGACAAGGCGGATCACACGCTGCGAAACGCCGACCTGCCGGAAAAGCGAAGCCTTCTGGCGGGTGCAAAAGCCTTCGCCAACGGCGGCGGGTCGGTCGGTGGGCGACAGGTATCGCCTCAGTCGCCAGGTGCGGTCAAGGGGATGGGCGCGTGGTCGATCAAAGGGAGCGGTGACATCACCGCCAAGGGTCTGACTTACGCCCTGCTCAGCCTGCGAAACGTCGGCAAATTCGACTGGGAGCACGTCCAGAAGCTCGCCGAAAGCGAGGGCGACGAGCAGTTCTCGGAGTTCGCCAAGGCGCACATGGAGCGTGACCAAAAAGACGTCTCCGTGAGCGACCATTCGCAGGGGTCGAGCCTGATTCCGACCGACATGGCCGAGGACTACATCCCGTTTCTGCACGGGAATACCGTACTTCGGCAACTTGGGCCTGAGACGATGACTCTTCAGCGGGGTCTCGAGATCGGGTCGCAGACGGGGACCGTGACGGCGGTCTGGGAGACGGGCGGCAACACCGTCAATGCCTCGACGCCAACCACGGGGACGATTCGGCTGGACCCCAAAAAATTGATGATCTTCGTCATCTTCGAGAATGAGTTTCTCCAGCAGGCGCCACAGGCGGCTCGCGACATGATTCGCGCCGATCTGCCCCGCGCCGCGCAGGCGACCGAGGAGACTGCGTTTCTGCGGTCGCCGGGGACGAGCGGAGAGCCTGCCGGGCTTCGCTTCCTCGCCTCAAGCGGGAACCGAGACGTCGACCGGACGCAGGCGTCGAGCACCAACGGGTCAAGCGTCACCGAGATCAACGGGGACCTGCTCAACCTCCAGCAGAACGTCTACGGCGGATCAAGCAACCCGTCGACGCGGGTGCGTCCCGCCTACGTGATGCAGCACCGCACGGTCATGGGGCTTCGCGGGCTCACCAACGGTGACGAGGATCTGAGCCACTTCGTGCCCATGCTCAACGAAGGTGTGATTCACGGGGCGCAGGTTGGTATCACGAACCAGCTTCCGACCAACCTCGACGTCGACTCCAGCGGCGACACCGACCACACCGAACTGTACTTCGCTGAGATGGCGGACGTCATTATCGGTGACTCGGTGACCCTTCAGGTCGACGAGACGACTGAGGCAACGGTGCTGGATGCGTCCGGCAACGACCGGCGCACGTTCGCCAGTGACTCGACGGCGCTTCGGCTCAAGCACCTGACGGACATTGCGCTCAAGCGCAATACTGCCGCGTCGAACCTCAAAAACGTCGACTGGGGCGCCGACCACCTGTGAGGGTGATGTGACGCACGGCGGGGGCTTGTCCCCCGCCTCATTGACACTGTGACTGTGTAGCACGCAAGGGGACATACCATGCCATTTCGAGATTTGAACGCCGTACTGGACGACGCTGAGTTGATCTACGATGCTCAGATCTCCACACTCGGCTCCGACATTTCCACCAATTCTTACGACCTCGCCATTGACGGAAACAACCCGGGGTCGGTCGCGGTCCTGTTCGGAATTCGCTCGAGCAATTCCAGCGATTCCATCAAATGGACACTCCAGGAGTCCAGCGATGATTCGTCGTTCAGCGACGTCAGCCGTGACGGCTCGACTGTCCAGTCTGACGCGCTCGACGACGATCCCGGCTACGACGTGCTGATCGTCGAGGATGCCGTCGGCTTGGAGCGCTACATCCGCCTCCAGATGGACGCCAGCGACTCCGGTCAGAATCTCGCCTCGTCAGATGTCGAGGCGACCATCTGGATCGTTCCCGGATACGGCAAGACGGACACCGAGTTGACCTGAGAGTAGGGGAGGGACTGAGCGCCGGGGACGGTGTGGCAGGGCTTCACAGTCTTGCCACACCGGCGCGACCTTCGATGATACTGCCACGCACACGAGGAGATGCACATGCCTTACAGTCCACACCAGAATATCGCCCTGCCCGAGCAGACGGCGGTCGACGGGCCGGAAGGGTCGGTCTACGGAGAGCTTCAAAAGAACTGGGGCAACAACTGTCCTGGCGATCCAATCTGGATCGACTCCGACGACGCAAAAGCCATGATCGCCAACGATGAGTTCCGCCCGTTTACCGACGAGGAGATCGAGGCTCGGCAGGAAGACGCCGAGGACCAGTCCGACGAGGAGAGTGTCACGGCGGTGGTGCGCACGCTCAAGGCTCACGGTGGCTATTTTCCGCAGCCGGCTGGAGAGGGTGACGCCGATATCTACGGCACAAGCCGGGAGAAGGCGCAGGAACTCGAAGCTCAGGGCAAGGTGGAGATTTTGCGATTCGAGGGTGACAAGGGCGACGAGGAGAAGCGCGACCGGGTGCGCCGCAAGGCGCGCATGAGCAAACTGGACGGGACGACCAACAGTGAACTGTGGTCGCTTGCCTCCAGCGTGCGAAAGCGGGTCGAAGACGACGGCCCTGACTCTCGATCGACCTCCGACCTCAAAGCCTATCTCGTGGACCGCTGGGACGCTTATCTCGCGGTCAAACAGTGAGCGTCAATTGACGCACAAGGGGATCAACGATGACAGTACAGGACCAGACAACTCTCCAGGACGCGGCGGACAACTTCAAGTCTGCCAAGAAATCGCACGATCAGGCGCTGGCGGACAACCAGCGTGACCTCGTGGATACGGTGACGGTACTCCGCCGGGTGGATTTCACGGCGGCGGCAGAGTCCAGCGACAACATCGATCTCACGATCGATGTGGTGGAACTGGACGGCTCGACCGCCGATGGCGCCGATGCGCCGTATCGTCTTCGCGCGGAGATCATTGACGAGACCGACGGGCTGATTGCCGCGAACACGGGTTTCAAGTTCACGGCGGTCTCGACCGGAACGGCGGTCGCTCCGTCGGGGACCGGGCAGGCGGCTCAGGTCTTCGATACGGACTCCAGCGGACAGGCTGTGCTGCGAGTCAATGATGCCGGCGGTGGCAGCGACCAGGATGTCTACGTGGTCGTCGAAGCTGTGGGCGAAGACGGAATCGTCGGCGGCGGTATCACGCTCACCTTCGACGCATCCTGATAGGGGGTAGCCGGTGGCGCTCGAGTCAAATGCGCTCACAACGCTTGATAAGGTCAACGGGGAACTCGGGTTTACGACCGGGTCTGATACCGACCGTGACGCTCGCATTGAGGACTACATCAATGAGGTGAGCGACCTGATTGAGCGAGGCGCAAGTCGCAGGTTCTACTGGGTGACCGGGTACACTGAGCGTGCCGTATCCACCGGTATCAACACGATTCGTGTCACCGACCACCTGCCGATCGACACCATCAATTCGATCACTTTTGATGATGGTGATACATCCTCAACGGTCGATAGTGATCTCTATGAGGTGGCCGGAGACGAGCAAAAGGATCTTGGCATCATCCGTCGTGTCGGGGCAGCGACGTGGCAGGATACGCGGGTGACCGAGATTGAGGTGCAGGCGCACCGCGTACCGGGGTCGGCGGAGCCTCTCTACGAGGTAGACTACGATGGTGGCTATGTAACCCGCGAGCAGGCGGATAATGACCCGAGCCTGACACGAAGCCTTCCCTACGACCTTGAGCGTGCGGCGATTGACTACGCCATCATGCAGCAGTCGAATAAAGGGGGTGACAAGTCAGTCCAGAAAATCAGCATGGACGACGGATCGATCACCTTCTTCAAGGGCATGCGCGTTCCGAGGTCTGTACCGAGAGCGATTCACCGATACACCGACGGTGGGAGTGGGTTAGCATGACAGGTAAAGTGACATGCCGCGCCGGGGACACCGTTCGATTCTTGAGGGACTACGATCGCTTTAAGAAGGGGTCTGAGGTCAAGATTGCATGGGGCGGTGAGATTGAGCCGCATGTCGCCTCAGACCTGTGCCTCGAAGCGGCCGACGGGCGCGGACCGTTTGCTGAGAAGGTGCGAGGTAAGGGGGACGACGACGGAGGCAATGAGGCATGAGCCACTTCGCCCCCCTCAAAAACGACACCATTACGGTCGCTCCGTTCTCTTCAGTTGATGCGGAGGGTGCGCAGTCATACGGGTCTCAGCAAACGGTCAAGGTCCGAAAAAAGAATGCAACCGAAGAGGATCTGAGCGGCGATAGCAACAAATTGATCGTCGGACACAAGTACACCACCGACGAGTATGTATTCAGCGGCGATGATCGCATCTGGCCGCCTGGTGCGAATACCGCGGATGAAAGTGAAGCCTATGAGCCAGCCGAGGTTGGGGACGATACAACTCTTGGCGTCACCGTGAGTTTTGCGATCCTCTGACTATGCCAGATAACGGCGACATTGAGTGGGATGCCGATGAGGTCATGGACTCCCTCAAGAAGGTCAAAGGGCGTATCGATCTTGCAGCCGGAGGTGCGCTGATGGCGGTGGGGTTTGATATCATGGGCGAATCGATAAAAAAGACGCCGGTGGAATTTGGGCAACTTCGACAGAGTAATTATGTCACACAGCCTAATAAAGTCGGGGGCGGATGGGTCGTCGAAATGGGCTATGGTGTCAAGTATGCGCCTACTGTGCACGAGTCGCCTGGTACACTGAAAGGTGAGCCACGCGAGCCATCCCCGCCGCACAGGGGGAATTACTGGGACAGCGGCGAGCCAAAATTTATGCAAAAGGCGATTGACGAAAATATTGGGCGAGCGCCGAAGGTGTTCAAGGGGATTTTCTGGAAGGTCATGCGCGGTAAGATGCGAGGCCCGACGCGCCCAAGTGATACGCCCGAGAAGCCGCAGACGGACGGGGAGGATTGATGGCGACTCGGCACGACAAGAGCGTGGCGGATTTCATCTCGGCGCAGACCTCCGAATCCAATGTCTACTACGGGAAATTTCCCAAGGGGTCGGAGGATGAAGCGGTCGCCTGTATGGAGTCTGGCGGACCGGCGCCGGACTACCGATACAACGCCGGAGCGTCGGCGATCAACCATCCGCGGGTGCAGGTCATGATTCGCGGGAAACGCAATGAGCCGGGGCAAACCCGCGACCGCGCCAAGACGATTGAAGAGGCGCTCAAAGGCGACCAGGCGCCGAGTGGATACGTGGCATTGTGGAAGGATCAATCCGGGGTAGCAGAACTCGCGGACGATGAGCAGGGGCGTCCGCGGATATCGTTCAATGTGAGACTGTCAATCGACGAATAGGGGACAGGGGACTGTCATGACGAGTAGTGCAGGGAAAGACGCAAAAATCCAGTGTAATGGGACCAGCGGGAACTGGTCGGAAATTGCTGCTCGTTCGGCGCCGCCGGAGTTGACTAAGGCGGCACTGGACGTCACGAGATACGGCGATCCGGCCAACCGTCGGATCGGGGGATTGATTGATCTGACGGTGGATATTGAGACACTGTATGACGGGCAGGCAACGGAGCCAGACTGGCAAAGTGACTTGCGGGACTCCTATCTCAACGATACCGAGGTGGACTTCGAGTTTGCCCCGGACCGCAATGCTGCGACGTTGATGAAGATTTCGTTCACCGGGATCGTCTTCGACAAATCGTTCGGGGTCGACGTCGATGGCGAAGTGACGATCACCTACAGCGTGCAGATTTCGGATGCGACGGTGCCGAGTTACAGCAGCAGCGCCTTCAGTTCCTGATGGGTGGCAGAATTCGCCGGGCTGACTCAGCTATTCATGCAAGGAGGTCCCCGTGGCTTTTACCCCACAGGCTGCCTACAACACATCCCTGATCATCACCGGTGCGTCAACGTCGATGACTGATGAGGCGTGCAGTGACAGCGGGAACGGCACGCTGTTCACGATCGACGATGACACAAAGAACATTTTTGATCCGTCGGTGACTTTTACCGTTAAGTCCAATGGCGGGGCGGTGAGCGCGTCGAACTACACATTACGCTACAATGTCGGCGCGATTGAGTTCGACTCGTCTCAGTCTGGCAATACCATTACCATCAGCGGATCGTACCTTGAGCAGTACACCGTGATTGACGGACACGCGACCTCGCCGGAATTCTCCAAAGAGGCGCTGGAAGATACGGCCTACGGGGATGGGGCACGCTCCAGGTTCGGCGGGCTCAAGACGGCGTCGTGGTCAATGTCGACATGGCAGATCGAAGAGGCGGAACTCGACTCGCCGACCACGACCAATGAGGCAACTCTTGAAGAGATTCTGCTCGGCTCTGAGACGCGAGGCGGGGGCGGCGATATCAGTGAGTACGTGGTTCTGTCATGGAGCCCGTCGTCATCGTCGACATTTCTGGTGCGAGCGTGGGTGATCTTTACCGGTGATTCGATCGAGTCGCCAGCCGACGGGATCAACGACAAAACCATCGAGACGGAAATTGCCCAGCAGGACGCGGCGATGAGCACGCAGTCCGTGCTGGGTGTCGATATGATCAATGTCTAGTGAGAGCGAGGAGTGACCTGTGAGCGAAGAACAGAACCAGAAGAAGGCGGCGCGCCACTACATCTTGACGGAGACCAAGCAGAGGGCGTCCGACCCGGAGACGTTCGAGTTGCCGAATGGCGTCAAGATCGATGTCTACCCGCCGACACGCGACGAAGCGCAGAAGATTCAGAAAGAGTCGAGCGATCAACTCGACCTTGAGCTTCGGTTTCTCATCTATTGTGCCTACGTGCATGGGTCTGAGAGCGAACGGATCTTCAGCAAGTCTGATATCGACGACCTTCGCGACCTGCCGGACACGCAAGAGCAGTGGTATGAGGATTTCGCGAACGCCTTGAGCAAGGCGCGCGGCATCGAATCTGGCATGACCGAGCAGTACGCGCTGCGTGGCATCAAGGAGCTGTCGGAAGGGGCGATCTCCGGGATCGAAGAGGAGCCCGACGAAGAGATGTCACCGGAGAACAAATCCGAACTCACCGAGACATTCCAGACGATCACCGATCTTTGCGAAGAGGGGCTCAACGGTGATATTCCGACGGGAAACGTGTAGCGCTCCCGGACGACGGCGGGGGCGTGTGGGAGCAGATAGGCAAGGCGCTTGACGAAGTAGAAGAGTCACTGCGTCGATCGGGCTTTGAGGCTGTGACACACATCTGGTCAGTAGTCCAGTGTATCCGAGGATACATCGAATCAGCGACACACGAAGAAGAGAGCAAGTCCGCCCTTGCC